GTTGTAATCCAGGTCATAAGAGCTGACTTCTTAATCTCTCTATTGCTGCCAGTATGCAGCCTTTGTATTTCTTCACTTTTATCAACAAGCAATCCACTAAACATATCTCTTATAAAGTGTCTGATTGATCTATTAGCTGGACCATTTGATTTAACAACTGCACCATCAAAACATCTATTTCTTTGATAATCTATGCCTAAATCTTGACATCTTCTACGTCCTGTAGCTTCGTCAACTTGCCATAATGCAAAAGCACAACGCACACCATCAACTAATGCTGACGTACCTCTAATCATGTTTCTTGCTTGTTCTGGCGTACTTACCACTAAATCTTCTTTAACTTTAGTCATGTGATGACACATAATGACAGACGCACCAGTTTCTGTCGCAATCTGTGCTAATAATCCTGTAAGAGCTGCACCCGCCGCTGGATCAGCGTTTACATCAGCATGAACAAAAGAAGCTAAAGGATCAAATACAATAAGCTTTAGATCATTCATTTGCTTTATTTGTTCGTATAATTTATCAAATTCGTCACTGGTTCTGTAACCTTCATGTGTTTCTTGCATAATCGGAAATACACCACCAACATTAGGCAAACTCACGATTCGCAGTTCGTGTTTAAAGCTGCTTCTATCATTCATTTCATCTAATCGTTCAACCCTTCTGTGCATTTCGTCTTCGTCATCTTCAGCTGTAAATATAATTGCATTACCAAACTCATTTATAGTACCTCCAAATGCAGAGGACATAGGCTGACCACTTGATACCTTCATAGCTAAATCTAATGTCATCATACCTTTACCAGCGTCACCAGCTGCAGAAAATATAATCGGGACACCCAAGGGAAGTGTTTCTCCAATCAAAAATTTCTGCTCTGGTGCCTGGCCTATAAACCTATTAACGAGCAAAGAGTCGTCAAGTAAGTTTATATTCTTTTTAACTTGCTTTACGTTTGTATTTAAAAACTGATTAATATCAAAATGTTCGGCAATGGCATCAACAACATCCCATCTTTCTGGTTTACCTCTTGGAGGTGTAAGCATAGTTACAGACTTTGCATTTGCATTCATGGCTAAGTCTTGAACTAACTCTGCAACTTTTTTACCAGCGGTATCATTGTCTGGCCATATAATTAATTCTTTGTCTTGCAATGGAGAAAAGTCAAATAAGTTTGCAGACTTCCTGGACAACATACCCGCACCACCCATAGTACAAGTTGCTGTGTAGCCGAGTTCATTCAAAGCATCTGCACATTTCTCGCCCTCAACCCATATAATTTTTTCTGAAGCTACAATGTTTGGTATATTATACAATGGCCTTACGTCTGGCATTCTTGGATAATTACTTTGACCTGTAAACTGTCTAAATTCTTTTTTTGGTTTACCATGTCCGTCTAATACAGGATTACCCTCATGGTCAACAGTATTGTATCTGCGAACAAGGCATAGTATCTCTCCGTGTGCATTTAAATATCTGTGCTCACTATCGTATGGTGTATTGATGTTTATTTGCTCTTTCATCTGTGTGTTAATGATAGGTGATACTATATCTTCAACAGGTCTGTTATCAGATACATAATCAGCAAAATACTCTTTGACCTCTGATAGTTTCATGTTTCTACCCTCCATCATAATTTTGACAATACCGCCCACGCCATCAGAACCATTAAAGTCTTGACCTTTCATAAAATACGGAGAACGAGGATTAATATCTATTTTCAAAGACTTGCCAGCCTCACCACTCAATGAACCAATGGTAAACAAATTACCTCGCACAACACCATTTGGATATGTTTGTTTTAATATCTCTATTTGTGTATGAGCTGGCACGCTATCACTAATCAAATCAACCAGTTCTCTTGCTGACATGGAGTGTTTTTTATTGCCAAATTTTACTATATTCACTACCATCTCCCTAGGTTATGGCGATGCTTTGCTACCTTCTGTGTCGTCATAACCCTAACTCCAACACGTCTCTGTAAACTGACAAAATCTACAATCAAACATATCTTTTGTTTGAGATATTCTTGATAACATTACACCTTGTTCTACTGCTTTTAATATATCAACTGCCCTATCACTTGCGTACTGAGCCAAACCTTGATTGAAAGGTACTAACTCATAATATATTTCGCTTGTGTTTTTGTTAATGACTGTAAACAAACACGGATTATCTGTCAGCTCCATGTAAGCTTGATACAAAGCTACTTGCACTTCATAAGTATGATTAGCCTTAATACCTTTGAATTTAAAATCTCTAAACTTTTTATCATTGGCTGTCTTACATTCCCATAACATAGGATAAGGCGTGTCTAATGGACCACCACATATAACTCCATCAATGTGTCCTTTTATCTTTTCTTCAGCAATGGCAAAACCAAATTGTTCGCCATTGGCATCCATGGTCCTTAGATCAAAACCAGCGTTCCTAATCCAACCAGCCATAGTGTTCTCTAACTCATGCCCCATCTGAAATATACGAAATGTCTTGGCATTAAACTCTTTGCCCTCATCTGGCTCCTGGCCTAAAAACATATATTGAATCTTCCTGGCACATTTATCGCCCAATACAGAACTGCCCAAGTATTTTCTTTTAGGTTCTTGTTTGTTTTTCTCTACAATCTTACTGTCAATTACTTCTTCAAAAGAGTGCGTCTTGCTGTTCTGACTCTTCATCTTGTCCATGGACATATTTAAGAAGTAATTTATCGAGTTCTTGTTTTGTATATTGTTCATCTTCATCTACCTTCTTTGAAAATTGCATGATAAGTATTGTTGCTTTAATTTCTTCTTCTGTAAATTCATTTATTTTTTTGTTCCAACCTATCCTATCAAATAACTTTGTTAAATTGTCTAGTGCACTGTGTCCGATGACTGGGTAATCCATTCTGCATCTCCTGTGGTTTCTTGAACATATAAGTGTCCATCTAAAACTTTCTGTCCCTCAAAATGAGCTGTGAAGTATACAGATAAAACTTCGTTCTTATTTTTATCAATGATGTCTTTCATTGTATCTGCAACTTTATTTGATAACTCTCTTGGATCAGAGGCAAATGAGAAAGGCAAGTAAAGACCGCCTTGTTTCATCTTCTCAACACCAACTGAGTTCTCTTCATGTAAATAATATTTAACGTGTAGTCTTGCCATCTTTTGCCTCTATTGCTAATGCCGCATATCCAATAATATCAATCATATTGTCTTCTACTCTTGGATTTTGGCTGTTTCTAATTTGTTTTATTCCAATCATAGCCCTGTATACATCATGGATGTCTAAGGGTTCTTTTAATTTTTTCCTAAGTAATATATTCCATATCTCTGCAATATATGTATGAGTTTCTGTGGCATCTCCATGAGTTTTTGCCCTTGGCCCATTTATTATTAAATCTACTTTTTTTAACGCTTCGCTACGATGCACGCTTACCTCCTTCATAATAATGTAAAATTTTGTCATCAATTGCTTTTTTATTCCACAAATAATTTAACCAACAAGCAGCTTTGTACTTATTCCAGCTAAAATCCATTGGTCTAATAAACACATCATGTCTTGCAAGCGCCTCTCTTTGTTTAGGTGAAACAGCTTGACCTAGCCATCTTTTGCCCTTTTTAGCACCATCACTATCCTCAATGCCTCTTAGAAAGTCATCAGCAGCTGCAATAGTTTGTTCTTTAGTTCCAACACTAATAACTCTTACACGACCTTTGTCACGCTTTACAACGCATACAGAGATGTCATCCAAATGTGCTACTAATCCAAATCCGTTAAATCCACTAGCCATCATACAAATCTCATTCTCAAACAAGTCAAGCCATCTAAAAGGCGATCTATCAATCAAATCAACCTCTGTCATAGTAAAGTTTTCTAAAGCTTCTTTTTCTTCTCCGCCAAACTCATGCCCACAAATAGGACACTCACGACTTGATAAAGGGACTTCAGACTGACACTCTGGGCAGATTTTTAAAGGTGTGGCACCAGCATTCAGATGTGCATCTCCATCAAGATTAACGCCCTCATCTAAAGATCCATGTGTAAGAACACTTGTTCCAAAATCTAATACAATGCAGTCTTTTTTAATTAATCCAGGATATTCCTCCTGGCTCACAGTTCTCAACCCACGACCAATCATCTGTACCATTGTTGACTTATATGAACATGGTCTAGTTAATACAATGCAACTGATAGGTGGTGCATCAAAACCCTCGGTTAATACCGCTACATTGACAACCACTTGAACGTCACCATGTTCCAAATCTTTTAAAATCTGTTTTCTTTCTTCTGATGGTGTGTCTCCAGTAACAATCTCAGCTCTAATGTTAGCTCTTCTAAATTCATCACATACATCTTGTGCATGATTAATTGTGCTGCAAAATACTACTGTTTTTCTTGTTTCAGCTTTATCTTGCCATTCAGCTACAATCTTTTCGTTGATTGCTCTCTTATTCATAATCTTTTCAACTTCTGACATATCGAAGTCTGTGACTGTTTTGCGAACATTGGCTAAATCTTTTTGTACACCAACATCAATAACAAATGTTTTTGGTGGTACTAAAAATCCTTCTCTGATTAATGTGCTGATTTCAATCTGATGTGAGCAATTGGTAAATACTTTCTTTAAACCTTTTTTGTCACCACGATTAGGTGTAGCCGTAAAGCCAACAATCTCTACAGAATCATTAGCTTCCTTAACTTTGTTAATAATACGCATATAGGTATCAGCTACTGCATGATGACTTTCATCAACTACAACTAAATCAAAATGATTAATGTGACTTAAATTGTTCTCTCTTGATAATGTTTGCACCATGCTAAAAATAGTGCTTCCAGACCAGTCTTTTTCACTTCCATCTACAATGCTTGTCGTAATGTCTGGATTTACTCTTGAAAACTTAGTTTTGTTTTGTCTTACTAATTCATCTCTATGCTGCAATACTAAAACTTTATTTCCAACTTTAAATCTTTTGCCTACCAAGGCAGATAACATAATTGTTTTGCCTGCGCCCGTTGGTGCAACAACAATTGTGTTTTTATGTTTGTCTAAAGCAGTTGCAGCATCGTCTACTGCAATCTCTTGATATGGTCTTAAAATCATTGTTTGTTCCCTTGTAAATCGGGTAGCTTTGCGGCATCGGTGCCACCCAAACCGACTCTAGCAGACGAAGAAGGAGTCTTGCCGCTAGAAAACTTTTAACCTTACTCCGTTTTATCCCCCTTGTTAGCCCAAGGAGCTGGTTTAAAACCATTACCTTGTGGCGGTGTTGAATTACCACCTGGAGGTGTTGTAGGCGGAGTAGGTGTATTAGTAGGTTGTCCACTTCCAATGTATTGATTCTCCCCCACACATAAAGTTCCTACTAACTTATTTTTGTCAGCATAACCATTTGTGCCTTTTTCAATACCAATCTTTGCACAGAACTCCATGCCATCCATGTCCTCAAGTCCATTGATGTTTCTTGTTTTCATGGCCTCTGGCGAAATGTCAGATTTAGACAACCCTTTGGCACTATCAATAATATCTTTGATGGTTTCTAATCCAATTTTTTTGGTATAACAAATACCAGTTTCTGGATCAATCCTACCGCCATCAAGCATAATATTTTGCCAAAATCTTCTTTTGTTGTATGGTCCACCCACTACAACAAATTCACATTCAATCCACTTCGTGCCACGCTCACTACTTTTAAACATTGGCTCTTGTGAATATTCTTTTAAAACTTCGCCACCCCTTTTAATAGTTAGGATTGTACGAGCAATAGTTCCAGCGGGAATGAGCTCAAAGTCTCCCCCACCACCGCCAGATGTTACGTTACTAAAATCAATCATTATTTACTCCCTTCGCTAGAATTTGGTGATGCAAAGTTTAATTTTTTATTAGCATCACGACCACTGATTTTTGTTAATAGTTTACCTAAATGAGGCTCTTCTAAAACCTCTAATTGACCAGACCTATCTTTGGCTGGATAACCCCACTGATTTAGAGTTTGACATACAAATGCTCTATATGGTGGATGCTCGTCACCACCTGGCATAACTGCCATCGTGATAACCTCGTCAACGATGCCTGGAAGTTCACGACCAGTTTTTGAGCCTTCAATCTGTAACTCAAAATTAGTCCTTCCATACTCATCAACCTTTTCGTCAAGAATACCTACAAAGATAACATTCTTTGATCTAATGTGTTGTAAGTGAGTAAGCCAACCCATCATCTCTCGACCTTGCATACCATACACAGCTCTTGTATCAACCTTACCCGTTCTATCAGATTTGTTATCTGGATGACCAAAGCAATATTGAAAACAAAGCCTACCAGCAACTGTAATACTATCGACAAAAATAGAGTCATACTTCTTCATAACTTCCATTTGATCGCCATACATCTGTGATACTCTTTGAAACTCAATTTCACTATAAGGTTGATCTGGTGTTAATGCTGGATTAGGACCACCAAGAAAACAAGCAAAATCTCTGCATTCTTCCCATGTCTGTGGGCGAATAACATCAATAGGCCAATTCTCAATAGCTGCGTCACCAGCTTCTAAATCCATGAACAAAGTTGTATCGGGATCAAGAGTACGGGCAAGAGTAGTCTTACCCACACCACTTGGTCCACACACAACAATCTTATGTCCACGCTTTTCTTTTAAACGCTCTTCAGCAGAAATAATTTTAAGAGCCATTAGCAGCCTCCGTAATATCAACTGAAGTACCTACAACTTGAACAGTTCTATGCTTTTGCAACTTATCCTTTATTGCAGGCGGTGCATTAGTATACTTACGCTCATCAATACTGTAAGTAATCTTTGCATAATGTTTAGCATCATCTTCAGACATCTCATTCATAAATGTTTGAACAAGACCCTCTTGATCCCAGGTAACTTTTTGTCTGATAGATACTTTAACTTTGTACTCTTCTTCGTTTAAAGTAACAGAACCAAAGTCTTTATTATCATCTCTTAACTTTTCTCTGGCTTCATTGCCAAATCTAAGTGCAAGCTTTTCATTCATATCAGCTTGTCTTTTCTTTAATGCCTCAAGCTGACTTTTGAGGTCTTCTCTATATCGGAAGACATCAGCCATAGGCATAGTCGTAAAATCTAAGTCCATAAATATTCTCCTTCTTGTTAAATTAAGCACTAGATACCTACAAGATAGGCATACATAACCTAATTGTCAACAAACTTTATTATTTTTTTTTGTAAGAGAGATGAATATCTATATTGTGTATAGCTTTCATCATCTTCATTTTTAACTTAAACTCTGGTGTTAATATGCCTTTTGCATCTTCGACAACCAGTTTAGAAAGACCATTTTCTTCTTCTAACAAATATCTAAAATCTGCTATGTAATTACAAATTTTCACATCATTAATTGATAACTCATACTTTATCTGTCGCTCTAATTGTGTAACGATACCAGCTCTTTCCATAGCTTTAAGTTGTCCCCACCTCTCAGCTTCCCATCTACTATCGAATGTTAATCCCATAGCTACAGTTTTTTTCGCAAAATATTTGTTGGTTCTTCTGTTTTTTTTGGGTATAAATGGGTATGAATAGGTCATGGAGGTAGTATAATGACAGACATATCAAAATTCAAGTCAATAGCTGTTGATATTGATACTTACAATAAACTAGAGTTGATTTGTAAAGAAGAGCGAAGAAACAAACGTCAACAAATAGGATTAATGGTTGATAAAGAATGTGAAAAATTAAATATTAATACTGAAAGTAAAGTCCTTGGATTAGGTGGACTCAATCGCTCTCATCCTTGAAATTAGGCGATTCGCTCTGTTTGGGACTTGTTTGTGCCAACGACTGTCTTCCATCTGAATTGCACATTCAGACCAGTTATTTTCTGCAAGTGCAGCACGAAACTTTTTAAATTTGGAAAATCTTGGACGACCAAGATTAAACATCATGTTCGCACAAATTTTTTGTGCCTCTTCTGGTAAATCATCAAAGTTAGGAAATAACTCTCTGCATTCAATAATTGTTATCTCAATGTCTGATTGAAATAACTCATTAACTCTTTCTTCATCTATTGCTGTACCAACAGGAAGTCCGTGTTCAGGGTCTGTCTCTCGAATCAAATGTCCGATTCCTAGCGTGGGTAGTTGAAGATGGTCGAGGTATATTTCGTACTTCACGCCCTCGTCAATTTTAAGCTCTTCTCTTAGTTCATCTATGTTCACTGAAATAACTCCCCAAATCTTTCTTTAGGCAGACTTAATGGTGACTTTGGTCTACCTCTTGCAGCTATAGCCTGATCTGTTGGATTCAAGCCAAGTGCTGCACCTACGCCAGGTTGCGTAATATCTATACCACCAACGGCACTTACATTTGATGCAGGCTGCACGTTGAATGACGTTAAGTTTCTATTTGGTGTTGTCCTTCTTGGTTGCAGGCTTGGGTCTTCGGGGCCTACAGCTTGAGCCAATACTTGTCTTCCAACTCTAGCTATATTATCTGCTGTATTTAAAACTTGATTAGCAGCATCTTCAACTGTGTTTGCAACTCTACTGTTGATAGCCTCACCATTTCCGTCATTTCTACGAAGATTCTTTTGCATATCTACATATCTTCTTGCTACCTCTGGATTGCTGCCAATCTTATTAAAAATTTTAAATTTAATAATGTCTCTGTATTTATTTATCGGATTAGATGTATAAGCAGCCGCAGCAACATTACCTTCTCTGCCGATATCATTTAAAAATTGTAAATCTTTACCAAACTCTCTTAAAGCTGTAACAGAGTCATCTCCTAAAATTGTTCGCAAAACATTCTGGTCAAAACTATCAAGATGTTTGAGCAGTTGATCAGCTGCTGCCTTACTGCTAAAAACATCACCATCAACCCTAGATAATATATCTTCAACTACAAATGTTCTTATGTCTTCTAAAGCTTTTGGATCTTTGTCAAAAAATTTCATAAACTTTTTTGCTTCATTTAATGAGATTCTTTTAGGCGTAGCCAGTAATTGAACAGCATCAATCGGGTCTAAAGTTCCTTCATTAAACTTTCTAATTATTGTTACTTCTTGTGCTTTTGCAAAAGCCTCTTTTGCATCAGCTACATCTTTTAAAGCTTGTACTAATGGCTTGTTTTGATCTGTAGCTCTTTTAAGTATTTGATCTACAGCTGCTTTGTCTATCTTATCTGTACCTGCTCTTGCTATTATTTCACCTAACTTTTTGACTTCAGTCCATTGGTCACCAAACAACTGTTTACCCGTATCACCAAGTTTTTGAATGTGATTATTAAAAGCAGCACCACTAAACTTACCATTTGTCAGTTCACCAAATTCATTTAAACCAGTTTTTTGTATGCCTTTTTCTAAGTAGGATCTGCTTAACTCACCCCTTAATAGTTGAGCTTCATCATCACCTAAAGCTTTAAATAATTGCTTTAATCTTTCTGGACTATCTTGTCTAATAACTCTGTCAAAAAATCTATCAATTTCAAATTTTCTTTTTTCTGTATTCTTACCAAAGTTTCTTAATGATCTTATGACACCAAAAGTATCTAAGTCCTCAAACAATTGTCTTTGTGTTTTATAACGAGTCATCACAGTTTCTCTCAATTGTGATGCTTCTGCTAACTTATCTTTTTGTGCTCTTGAAAGCCCTTTTAGAGCGGCAAGATCAGATAAATTTGTTCCTTCAACTAACTCATCCAAATTGTCAATAAATCTATTTATTTCAGGACCTAACTCTCTTATAAATAAAGCATTTTCTCTAAAAAGAGCATCGTTAAATTGTTTTCTTAAAAGCACAACTTGTCTAAAACTTGCGTTTTCTCCCAATTCTCTAAACGCTGTAAGTGCTTGTTGCATCTTTGGTCCAGCAGTTTGCATACCACCAGCTTCTCTAATAATAGTTTCAAATTGTTTTTTTAAAGGACCAGTAGGTATAACTTGAGCAGTCTGTGCATTACCTCTACCTTTAATATTAACGGACGCTAATATCCTATCTACTTGTCCAAAATCTGCAGCTATGTCAGTTTCAAATCTTTGAAAAGCATTGTCTATTGATTTAAGGATTTGTTCGTTTATTGTTGCGTCATTTTTTGTAGCTTTTTGAATATAATTGATACTGTCATTTACAGCTTTCATAGCTGCATCAGAAGCCTTTTGTTGATTTTGTTTTAAAATATTATATTGACCTTTTGATAAATTTTCAAAACCCTCTGTGGCCGCAGATGCCTGTCCTTTAACAAGGTCCCTTCTTAGATCACTTGATTTTTTAAGAGCCGCAGCAATATTTTTTTCAATCCTCGTAGTGTCTCTCATTACATTTTCAGCAAATTTTTGTTGGTAAGCGACCATGCCAGGTGCACCTAAACGCTCTGCACTTGGAATAAATCCATCGTCTAATAATCTATCTGCTCTGGCTAAATTATCATCTTTAATTGTTTGTAATTTACCAGCTCTATCAGCCACTTTTCTAGTGCCTCTAACGAGGGCACGACCAGCTTTAAATACAATGCCTCCAGCTAACTCAAATGTACCAGCTAATGCTGCCTCTGTTAACACATCTTCTGCCACCTCTGATGCTTTCTGTGTCTGAACACCTAACAAACTCTCCACGCCCTCTTCTAAGCTTTGACCAATAGCAGCACCAGCAGCCGCTCCAGCAGCACTTAATCCAAGCCCTCCTGGAAGTCCTAATATAGCACCACCAATAGCACCAACTGTTTCAGGAACAAATCCAGTTAAGTCAGCTATATCACCAAAAGAAAACCCCTCGTCTTCAATAACAAGGTTTTTGTTGCCTTTTGGCTCAAGTCCTCTCACCTTTTGGCCAGCTGGAGTAAGTGCTAATCGACCAGCAGAGTCTCTTGTAAAGCCACCCATACCTACAAGCTTTGCTAGAATGGCCTCTTGATCTCTATCTGTTTCACCAAACGAGAGCAACGCTCTTAGTCCAGAATCTGCACCAGTTTCATAATCAAAGTTTTCGTCTTTTTGAGTTGTTTGCTCTGCGATTTCGTCAAAAGATGTTTGCTTTGTAAGAGTGTTAAATTGAACTGCACGAAGTAAATCATCTACATTTTCATCATTATTCTCTAATGCTTTAAACGCTGCTAATCTTTCTTCTGGTTTTGAAAAAACATTAGTTTCCAAAGCTTTAAATAATGTCAATCTCTCCTCTGGCTTCATTTGCGATGCCTATGTGCCTTGAGCTTTAAATTTTTGTTCATATGCCGCAAGCTCTTTTTGTTGAGTTTCAGATAAACCGCCACCAAAATCTAATTTAACTTGCTGATTAGTGAGGCTGTTATAATTTATGACACCTTGTTTTAATTTTCTTTCTTGTTGGCCAATAATATCACCAAAAATTCTTTCAATAGCGGCTTTTAATTCTGCTGGGTTTTGAAAAGCTTTTAATTCGCCAACAATTTTTGCCACTCTTGCTCTATCAGCGTCAGAAATAGTTTTACCAGTTTCACCTAATATTTGAGGAGCATACTTGGCTTGTATTCTATTTAAAATTAATTTAATTTTTCCTGTTGATGTTTGCTCATCCTTAAAGTCCACTCCAAACGCAGCACCTAAGTTTGTTAAAGCATCAACTCCTTGTTTCCACACAGTAACACCGCCAGGTGCTTCTATTGCAGCTACCAAGTCTCTAAACTCTGCTTTACCTCTATCAATATCTTTACGCATAGACCTAAAGGCTTGTTCAATAGCATCTTTATCTCCTAAAAACGCAGGTTTAGTCGCTGCATCTTTACCTAGATAATTTCTATCAGGATATTGCACTGGAACATCAAACACACCCTCTGCACCTTCAAACAAAGGAAGAGTGCCCTTTGAAGTCAAATATTTTTTTCCTAATTCTGGTGTTTTAAGTGCAGCTTCTAATACTTTGTTGTATTGACTGTCAGGAACAATTTCATAAGAATCTTGAAATTTTTTGTTTTCCGTTAGAGCATTTAATTCAAAAGAATTTAGTTGTAAGTTTTGAGCCTTATCCATGTTAGCTGCAAGACCTTTAATGCCACCTTTACCCTTTGGCACAATAACATAGTTCTTCCTATTTCTAGCAGCAGCTTCGTCTTCTTTCTTTCTGCTAATAGCAAAAGCACCAGCCTTTGCTCTTATAGCTTTAGCTTCACTCACAGCTTTACTGAACTCAGGCATTGCTGCCTCTCCAGCTTCGCCAACAGATCCTAATATGTTACTAATATTAAAGCCTTTACCAGCTCTGTTCTGCATAAGTGCTAATCCAAACGACATCAAAGCTTGTTTGGTATCTGGCTCACCTGATATATCTAAGCCAGTAGCCTCACCAAATTCTTTAATGTACTCATCGTAATCCTTTGCTTTTATGCCAGGTCTAACCTCTTTCATTATGTCGTTCAATGACGACACAACAGCCTTTTTTGCTGGTGTGTCAACACTCTTTAGTGCGTCAGCATCGGCAAAATTTGCAAACTCTTCATCAGCAATATCAACCTCTTCGCCAGGTCCTTCAAATTTCTTTGCTTGTTCTTGAGCTTTATCTATATCAGCTTGAGATATGTCAGTTGTTCCAGGATCAAAAGCTGCTGCATCTGGTTGATTTTGACGAATTGTGTTTTGTATAGCTTGTTTAGCTTCTTCAGCAAGCTTGTCTTGTCCAGCACCTGTAAAAATATCCATGCCACTTATACCTGCTATTTTACCCATGTCAGGTTGACCAAATTCAAACCCAGACATTTGACCTGCTGCTTGTACAGCTCTTCTTTTTTTGGCCGCATCACTTTCTTGCCCAAAAAATTCTCCTATTCCTTTTGCAGCACCTGGAATATTTGAAATTGTGTCATATATTAACTTTACGGGTGTTGCTATATCCCTTTTTATCTCATCAAATTTTGTGCCTCCAACGCCAAGTGTCATGGGGCCGCCTTTGCCAAAAAACTCATCTCTTGTTAAAGCACCAGTATTTGCACCTATTAACTCTCCAAGACCTCGTGTTGGTGGTTTTGTTCCTATCAACCTTTCGACTAAGGTTGGATCTACAGTCATTATTCCTTGGTTTCTAGGTGCCATGTCTAGTTGCCTACTGTTCCTTTGTTACCCCCAAATGGAGCTATCTGTGATAATGTTGTATATGCACCAATACCTTGCAAAAATGGATTTGCAGCTGGTTGTGTGGCTTGTGTGAATGTTGACGGAATACTTGCGCTCGGCATACCTTGTAGTAAGTTTTGACCTAACTGTAATCTAGTAAAAGGCTCTTGTGCTTGTTGTAACAAGTTTGCTCTTTGTGCATCTAATTGTGCTTGTTGTTGTCTTTGTCTTAACGCACCTAATTGTGTTAATTGAGATATGTCTGCTTGACCTAAAGCCTGTTGTAAACGACCAATATCGCTTGTTGTACCAGCTAAAGTGCCAAATGCTTGACCCAAACCACCTGATAACCTTCCAGCCTCTTGTGATGCTTTTAAGGCTTGCCCAAACCCTTGTGATAATAGTCTTGATAAAGTATCGCCTTTAACTTGTTGTAAACCTCTTTCTGTTTCTGCTCTTTGTACGCCTTCTCTTGATCCTCCAAAAGCCCCAGACCTGACTGCCGCAGCATCTGCTCCAGCTCTACGCATATCAGCTTGCCTATCAAGTTCACGAAGTGCAACATCAATAACTTGATCTTGAAACGGATTTTGAAATCTTTGTATTGATTCAGGTTGTAAAAATCCTAAACCACTTGTCAAAGCTTGTTGTGCTGCAAGTGATTGGTCGGCTGCACCCTGTAAAAAAGGTCGTGCAGTGCCAACCATTTGCTCGCCGAGTTCCGCTGCTCTAGCTGTAAGCGGATCTGTGCCAGCAATTTGTATACCTGGCAGACCAAGAGGACGATCCAACAATCCTGGCGTAGTTTGTGCTTCACCATCAAACGTGCCAAAAGCTGACTGCAATAGCCTTTTTTGTAGACCCTCTAAAAAGGGAGGTAATCTTTGTATATTTTCATAAGTTTGTACTGCCATTACGCCCTCGCCTCTAAATTACTCATCATGTCATAGGCTCTTTGTATACCTTTTCTTTGATTCCCATCACCAAGACCCTTTACTGCATCTTTTGTTAAAACAAACTCGCCAGCCATAAGCATAGCTGGCACATCATCTTTTGTGCCAGAGCCCTCAGATGGATCAATACCACCAGTTCTTCTTGGAAAGTTCATAGGACCACCCTCAGCCCTATAAGTTATACCACCTAATTGACCTCCAGGACCACCAAACCCAAATGGTCTTTGTTGAAACTCTCTTTGTTGTTCTTCGTCATCATCTCCAGCTAATAATTGTGCTATTAACCCTGCTGTGAGACCTTCACCAACTCTTGTATTTAATAACCTGGCTAATAGATTATCATCACCAATTCCTGCAGATTTTAATAACTCACCAGTGAATGTTCTGTTTTTTATACCTTCTATAGCGTCTTTTGTTTGCTCAACAGGTGGTTTACTACTCATAATTTTTGCTGCCGCTTGATTTGTCCCTCTATTGTCTAAAAATTGACCAGACCCTCTGCTGCCAGAAGGTAGATCAGAACGAACATTAGTTCCCTCAACAGGTGCCTGTTGACCAGAAAAATTATCAAATGCCATACCACCTATGCCTGCAAGTAAAGCGTTTCGTACAGCATCTTTGTTTTTGCCACCAGCTAATTTAGAAGTTATAGCTCCTGTGGCTAATCTACTAATAAAAGGATTAACTCCAGCACCAGCTATTCCAGGTCCTAAAGTTGCTCCTATAAGCACAGGTGCAATATCTTTTATTAGGTCTCCTAAACTCATGCTTTATATTACCTTACTTTTCATAATACGTCTATTGCTTTACTTTAATTGTGCCATTATCGTTAAATAAAGCACCTACCTCTAAACCTGTATCACTTGTTGGCAAGTCCGTCAAAGTAATCTTAGTGCCTCGAAGTTCACCAGGGTTTTGAAGTTGTGTAACTAATTGACTTAAACTTCGTACCATCTCGCTAAAATATTGCGGATCATATTCATCTGGTGGTAGTGAAAAATTTGGTGGTACTAATTGTCTGCTCATCTATCTCCATCCGCTCTCAAATCTACTCTTTGTGTGCCTAATCTCCAGTTAACACCTTGAGTTGTGCTTTCTACTCTAAGACCAAATGATCGGCCTCGCAACCTTAAATGGTTTAATTCAGTTGTTGATGTCACTGTATTGGTTGACGTTTTTACAAAACCCCCATTTGGACTACGTTGTGCTTTTAAAGACAACACTGCTTGTTTGTTATCATTACTAATATTTGAATCACTATTGTCGAAGCTTATGTCGGGTATCATGCGTCTTAAAAACACGAACTGATCGCCGTCTTGCACATCTATTGGACTTGACTCAATAAATGATGTAAAGGCAGTTCCATCATTGTCATTACCTTTTTCATGGTTGTAAACAAGGTTAGAGTCTGTGGCCATTGGATATTGATACACACCTCTGTCTAGCCAAGAACTTCTAGCAAGACTACCAACATACCAAATCTTTTGATCGTAGTTATACACAACATATTTATCATTTTCACCATTGCCACCATTTGCAATTGCATTAGTTTGTGACGGATAAAACCAAAAAACCTCTCCAAAAGCTGAATTAACACCTGCGTATATCTTATCAGACTGTGTTTCATTAAAATCTTTAAAGACATGATCTCTTACAGAACAAGGTATAACTTGAACACGACCATCGTAAATATAAAATCTATCATATCCCATCCAAAATACTGCATCGCCAACGGCTACCGCACTGTTAAAACCTCTTACAGTTATACTACTAGCGAGTTGATTGATCCCAAAAGTAAAAGGAGGCCCTATAAACTGCATACTATGAACGGAGGTATCTGTTAAAATAATCATTTCTCTTCTTGTTTTGACTGCGGTAACAATCTCGGAGCCTGTTCCTATTCTCAAACTGCCTGCTGTGTTAGTTGCAGTAGGTGTCCAAAGAAAAGGATTTTCTTGAGAACTAAATCTAACTAACAATCTGTCTTGAGTTGAAGTATTTATAGGATTTGCACCAAAACAAATTACATGACGATCTCTTTCAGACACAATAACTTTTCTGGATTTAGTTGGCGCAGCGTCAGATAACTCTATTAAATTTTGTGCTCTTGAGCTAGTGCCTAATGTTTTGTCCCAGTAAAAAACAAATCCATCTTTTTCATTAAATATTAAGTCTTCACCAAAGTTATCTTGTGACCACAGTCTTAAGGTTCCACCGCCTACAACCTCTGATGAAGCAGAGCCCCAGCCATCTGCACCCCATGTACCTGCGCCCCATCCAGAGCCTGGAACGACTGTATTAAGGCCTATATTAAGCTGATATTCTGCATCTGCACTACCCGCACTAGACAAAGCAGCTGCGGCATTTGCAGACAATGTTATAGTATAAGTTCCTGAGGTTGGCACAGTCTTAATTTCATGTTCTATGTTAAGTTGTGTATTTAGAGAAGTATCGCCAGTTTGGGCATTACTAAATGTAACAAAATCTCCAACCAAAGCTCCGTGAGAAGCGTCATTTACAGTTACTGTTGTGCTATCTGTTGCAGAAGTAAATGTTATTGCCATTATGATTCATCCGTAAAATCAGTTACTGTTATGTTTGTTGGCACCACTGTTGTTTCTATAGTCACAGATCCGAGAGCGCTTACACCTGCTGGTGTTGTTTCTTGTTGAGTTACAGTTCCAAGTTCACCAGTTGATGTTACACCTGTTGACGATACAGGAGCGAGAGTATCATTAGCTTGTGCATTTACTGTAACTGTGCCAATTGCACCTGTTCCAGCGTTACCAGAAGATGTGGCAATTACTGTCAAACCATTTAAATCAAAAACAGTTACGCCGCTTACTACTTTTCTCCTTAATGGTGTAATATCATTGTATGATTCAGATTCCTCAATATAAAATTTAATCTCTGTGCCTAATCCTAAATATTTATTGCCTTCTAAGTTTGCCCAAGCGTGAAGTGATCTTGAAGTGCCTAAAAAAGTAGATTCACTATACTTCTCCCAACCACCTAGTTTCTCTGGAAATCCAAATCGAAAACGAACTAGATCACAATCATTCCAACCCCCCTTATTAGAGTAAGAGGTTGTCTCTTTGTTTATACCTGGTCTAAATTTTAAACTTGTTATGGGCATTTAATTATCCACTTTAATAAAATTAGAGTTAATTATAATTCTTCTTTTGTGTTGACTTGGTGAATGCCCAGAGTGCATTAAATCTCCATCAAAAATTACCAACCTATTAGGTTTAGGTGAAACCCTTTCTTGTATCTTACATTTATCATTATAATCATTTTTTGTTACATTGTAAAACACAGTGTCACCATCTGATTGATTTATATAAAAAACACAAGCTTTATGAGGAAATGCAAAATCTTGATGAGCTTCATGTAAAAAATTATTTTGCGTCCATGTTACCATGTCTGCCCTTGCTCTTAAAACTTTATTGTAGTCTATGGTATCCATTATTTGACTTATAAAAGGTTTCATAAAATGTGATAATTGTGTGTCTGTAAGACCATTTTCTTCATGAACAAACCAATGTGTAAAACCAAAATCTTGAAAAACATTGTCTGCCTCTTCATTATTATATGTTATATTTTTATTAAAATACCAAGGAAACTCATCTGACTCTAAAGATTGTTGCATCTCTTTAAAATAAGTTTTGTGCAGAAAATCATCTATAACTTTAAAAAACATTATTCATACTCTACAAAATTTAAATTTATATTCAACCTTACTTTAGTATCCGTTTGTGTAACAGACCGATGTTTTATACTTCCATCAAAGATACACATTTGATTAGCAACAGATTTCATAATACTGCCATCTTCAAACTCTGTATATCCATCATTAGTGTTTAAACTAAATAGTCCTACCTTATATTTATCTAAAGTTGAATCATCTATATGAAATTTGTGTTTAATATTATGATCTTGTTTTGTGTATAAATTAGCTTTAGCTCTTACTAAATATCTTATAGGCAAAGGATTAATAATAGGTGTTATTATTTGGTTAAAATATACACTCTGTATGCCATCCTCATTTAAAAAAGTGTGATTGAACATAAAGCCATAAGTGTCTTTATGAAAAGCAACGTTTGGAGTATAGTACCAATTAAAATTACCAGGCGATTGTATTAAATGATATATATCATCAAAAGTTTTTTTATCTAAAAAATTCTGTATTAGCTTCATTTTAACTCATGCCACCTATGTTTTTTGTTATCAAATATATCTTCTTCAAAACCTACTTTGTTTACAATATCGAGTGCAATAGTAATTCTTTCTTGTTGTTTTTCAACACGACTTGTCTCATGGTCAACCCAAGAAGGAAAAAAGGTTAATTTACCATTTTCATTTTTTTCTGCCCATTTATTTTGAGTGTAAGGCTCATAGTAATATGTATGAGTTTGTTCTGCATTTACTGTTAAGTGAGCACTTAAATATGAATATTGAGTAAAATTATGTTGATGCCTATCAATCTTTTCTCCCAACCTCATGACATTAAACCAAGCTTGAGCGAATACTTTGTCATTTGTTATATTTAAGCTTTTGCAATAGATATCATGATGTTTTTTTATTACCTTTTTTAGATAACTAAATTCTTTAAATTGCCATAGTGTGTAATGAGGATATCGTGTAGTTACACTATCATTGCCTAAATTTGTTCCACCATCATTTTCTGGTGGATACTTATGTATTATTTCTTTTTCTTTTGTTAATAGGTCTTTTTTTAATTTATCAATATTTATTTCTTTTGTTACATCTGTAATGCCAAGTGTAAATTCAAATATTGGTGCAAAAGGTGATTTGCTTTTATCTATTCTATATGTATGCAATTCCATGTTTAAGTAATTTTTGTATCGGTGTGTATAGCCATGTCCCAAGAAATGGTTCTTTTAAGTTTATCTGTTCTATTTGGTTGAGTAAAATGAAATATATTAGAGGGAACAACAACTATATCACCCTCTCTTACTTGTGGTGTACAATATACACTATTGTCTGTAAAAATATTATTCCAAGGTTGAACAAAAGAAGTTGGAGGCACGCCTTGTGGAAAGTCTAAATAAAGTATGCCAGACAGACCAGTAGATCCATGATTATGTATTGGATGAAATCCATTTCTTTTGTATGACACTGACCAAACTTCCTTAATAGATAAATCAGTCTTTACTTCTTGTGTTATAGCTTGTAGCTCTTCTGCTAAAATTTCGGTAAAACTTTTAACTATATTATTTGTTTCATATCGATTTGTCGTAAAATCACCAACCGCTATTTCATTTTGTTTTTCTTGGTGTTTATTGAATAAGGTTTGCAATTGATTTTTTTTATAATCAAAATTATTTGTTTTTAGCCTCCAAAGAGGAATTGTAAACATTGCTTCTGTAAATACATTACTCATACTTATCTCTCAAAATTAAAGTTTGCTGCTACTGATATTCTTGTAAAATCAGACTTATATGGAAATACATAATGAAAAAGACTGCCAGGGAACATATAAAACTGACCCCTACTCGGTACAAAATGACGTTCTTGTATAAAATTGTTTAATTGATTTGTAGAAAATATAAAATTTAAACTAGCTGGGCCACCAGGGTGAGTCCCTTTATAATTATCTCTTTCTTTTTTTACTTTATCATTTAAATCAGTTAAAAATAACACAGAAGCCATATATGAGCTTGGATGAATATGAGGTGGTTGAAAATCGTTTTTCTTCATGAAATTAACCCAAGCATCTTCTATTAAAATATTCTTTGTTATCTTATCTCCATACCATTCTTCAAAAGCTTGTTTGTAAATTTCTATATAAGGATTTAAAATCTCTCTATAATTAGGTGCGTTAATTTTGCTTTGACTCTCAATAACTGCAGCTAAATGCTCACTATAGTCTACGTCAGTGTTACATATTTTTTCTATTCTAATTAAATCAGATTCCTCAATTGTCGTATTGAACAATAAAGGTCCACTGTAAAAAAATTGGTAATTAATCATATTATTGTGCTACCTCCTAAATATGATTATCTAAATGGCTCTCCTAAAAACCATACCACCAAAGAGTAACGAACACCACTTGTAATTGGTTTTACTCTATGACGTTGATAAGATGGAAAGACAAGGACTGTGCCTTTCTTTTCTTTTATTAAAGTTTTATCATCAGCAAATTCAAACTCACCACCCTCATATCCTTCATTTAAAACTATTGTCATTGATAACTTTCTAGTTTTACCATGTAAATATTTGTTCGCTGGTTGATGATATGGCTTTAATCCATCACCATCTTGATGAAAATGATAATATCCACCTTCTTGATATCTAGTTATTTGCATATCCTCTGCGGATTGAATTTTAAAATTCCAATTAGCACTTCTATTTGCTGTCCACATAAACTCAAAAACCAAATCATAAAGCCATTGATCATTTATCCATGCCACTTCTGATTTTCTTATATCGTTTACTTGAGTTGATTTATTTTTATCGTCTTGAATTTTTGCACCAGACCATTTGTTTTCAGCGTGTGTTATAATTTTCTGACAGATTTCATCACTTACCACATTTGGAAACTTCCACCAAAAAGAGTGAACTTGTGGCTCTTTGGGTTCTGGCTTATATCTTAGTCTAATAATTTCTGCTGGAGCTTTAGATGTCATTCTGTGATATCTACCCAGCCTTTTGTATTATCAGATTGATAAAGTGATTCACTCCATCGAAAATTTTGATCTTCTTCATATTCTGGAAAAGGTATGGGTGGTTCCCAATCCCATTTTGTTGTGTTTAAAGTCCAACTTGCGAACTCACCATTTTCATCGCTTGGGCGTGGTAAATAGAACACATCATTACTTGCATCATAAATATAACCCTCTCCTGCAAAATTACCTCTTAATGCTAGAGATTGATCCTCTGATGGTGTGTTTGAGTTTGGTTGATAATGCACTCCCAATCTTGTGTTATAAGATGTTTGTACCCATGTGCCAGTGCAATGATTATCTATAAAATCTTGATCTGCTACAATTACTTGTGTGACTATTCCGTCTTCAACTTTTGCAAAATGTGCCATATTATCCAGCCTGAAATTGATAGCGTATTACAACTATTCCAGAACCACCAGTACCTCCAGCACCATATCCAGAGCCACCGCCGCCTCCGCCGCCACCAGTATTAGCACTTCCAGCGGAAAGAGCATTGCCACCGCCACCAGAGCCACCGCTACCAGAGAAATTTCTACCTCGACCGCCTCCGCCTCCGCCATATGTTACTGACGAACCTCTTGTTGAAAAGGCACTTCCTGAACCTCCTGATCCATTGCCATGACTAGCTCCAGGACTTCCAGCAGATCCTTTTCCACCTCCGCCTCCACCAGAGAATTGAGGTCCTGCTCCACCATGTCCTCCAGTATTGCCTTGTCCTGAAATAGAAGCTCTAGTTGGAGATGTTCCATATGTCCCACCACCTGATGCTCCACCAGTTGAACCACCACTGACTCCGTTTCCACCTTTCCCACCACCAGTTACGCTAACGCTTATGCCACTTCCAGACATAGAGGAAGCACTTCCATTGCTTGTTTGTCCACCTCCACCACCAATAGTTATAGTATAATCTGCGACTTGAGGTGTTAAGTTATTGTTGTAGTGCAGCACTCCTCCTGCTCCACCACCGCCACCGCCTCCAGCATGGCTAGGCACTGCTCCACCACCACCTCCACCAGCAACAAGCAATACCTCTAAATTTTCAGTACTACTTCCCACATTACTAAGGGCAGATACGGAGAAAGTACCTGATGATGTAAATGTGTGTATTTTATCATTGCCACTTGTGGTTACAGTTCCACCAGTTGCTTGATTGTAGTTTTGAGCAGAAGTGTCGTAAAAGTCAGATATCGCTAATGCACCAGATGAAGGTATAGCATTTCCGTCACCATCTTGTGTACCAGATGGTACATTACTGCCTCCAGCATAATATTCACTCATACTTATGGGGTTTGACCCACCAAATTCTGTTTGTATTGCCGATAGAGCTAAAGATCCACTTGATGGTATTGCCATATATTACCCCTTCTTTAATTCATCAATTTCTGCTTTTAAGTCTTTGATTGCTTCAATCAAAACTGCTGTTAGTTTACCATAATCAACTGATTTAGTTTGCATTTCATCTTCTGCTGTTAACACAACTTCTGGTAAAACTTCTTCCATGTCTTGTGCTAAAACTCCTATCTGTTGTCTAGGATCACTAACATCGTTTCTTTTGTAGTACACACCTTGCATACGAGTTACTTTATCCAAAGCATTTTCAATATTAGAAATATCTGTTTTTAATCTTTTATCAGAAAAAGCAGTTACATCATTATTAAAAGTAGCTGCACCAGCCGCAGACATATCTAAAGTCATAGCTGTTATTTCACTTGTTGAATCTTGTCCTTTTACAATAAAATCTTTATCGTCAACATCCGTGGTAATTACGAAGTCACTTGAAGAATTTGTAAACTTAGCGATGGTCGTTCCATCATCTTTAAATATAACATCAGCACCATCTGCATCAAGAACAATGTCTCCCGCTGCATCTAGTGTCATATCACCTGAAGATAAAGCAATAGTTGTTCCATCAATATTAAAGTTATCAATATCTATACCTGCATCAGCAGTAATTTTACCACCTGATACTGTCGTGCCACTAATATCAACATCACCATTGATATCAATAGTTGATCCATTTATTTCGACCTCACTGTCTGAGACTAAATCAAGCACTCCATCTGCTGATTGATGTATAAAAGTACCTGTGTCCCCAAAACATAATTTGTTGGTGCTATTTAAGGTTAATCCTGTACCATCTGTATGTGTTAAAGTTGTATCTCCATCTGCACCAAAAGTAACAACCGCACTATCTGAGCTAAAAGTTAAATCATCTCCAACAATTAAATCATCATCTACAGTTAGATCAACTGCAGCGAGATGTGCAAAAGCATCTACAACCGCTGCACCAGAACCTGCTCCATCTAAATACACAACTTTTGCAGTTCCAGGTGCTATTGTTACATTTGCACCAGAACCTTGAGATATAATTATATTTTGTGAACCACTTGTTCCGTTTTCAATAATATGCACTCTATTTAAGGTGTTTGGTGCTATTGTTATAGTACAAGCTGAATCCAACGTGCCAGTATATTTAATAAACATAGCTCTACCAGGATCGCTTGAAGCATCTGCTACTGTCGTTGTATGAGTATCTGCGTTTGTTGTTATACCCTCTGTGCCAAAACCTAATGCTTCACCTATAAGTTCTAAGTTCGTATTCGTTTTTGTACCCCAGTTACCCGACTGCTCTCCAGTCGCCATTTCTTCAAGTCTAAGATTATTTACAAATGTACTAGCCATATACTTTCCTTTTGTTAAGCCGCTGTTTCTACCCAGTTAGCTACTTGAGTAGGTGTTATCAAACTAAAAACTTGTTCTTCACCACTGTTACCAGTAGCACTAACTCCCGTTAAAGATACCACAGATTGAGGCACTATGGCAAGTGTTCCAATCTCATTTGATCCAGAAACACCAGTAGGAAAAATAATTAAAGTTAAATCAATCGTTTCCTCGCCCAAGGCTGTTGTGCCAGTTACTGTAGTCGGACTTACGCCTGCTCCTCCTGTCGCAACAATAGCAAAAGCCATGTTTGCCTGTCCACCCATCGCCGCGTGGTTACTACAATAATAATATAACGTAGGGGTATCCTCTGTTATGACAATTTCTGTATAAGCTCCAGAGGTGCCTGGAGTTCCAACTATTGTCACGCCAACAGTGTATTCTGGACCATCACTATGTGTGCCGCCTGAAACAGAGCTCAACCTTAAAGGATGACCATCATTACTAGAGTCGCTTTGATCAAATCTATAAGTATTTCCTACATACAGAGTTAAAGTGGCTTGTTTAACATTATCGATGTAATATTTATTTCCTCCACCATCATTATAAACTATGACAGATAAGGAAATTGGATCTTTTCTAAGTTGACTTACGTCAGCAGCAGCACTTACTCCAGTGACTGAAACATTCGCACCAGCACTAACAGCCTCGTCTCCTATATTAACTGTGCCTACTATCGCATCTTCTACAACTTTAGCACCACCCGCTGCTAAAGCATCACCAATACCACCAGTGCTAGATACACCAGTCGGCACGACTTCTATTGATGGTACAACAGTAACTGTGCCAAGAGCAGTTGTCCCAGACAGTCCAGTTTCAATAACTAAAGAACCTGCCGTTGTTCCCTCTTCGCCTAAAGCAGAAGTTCCAGCGACACCTGTAGGTGTAACTTTAGCAGTACCGCTTTCAACTGTGTTGCCAACTGCACCCGTTGCTCCAGCGGCTGTAGGAGATACAACTGTCTGACCTGCCGCTTCAAAAAGACCAATAGCACCAGTACCCTGTACACCAGTTACACCAAAGACACCTTGAGGTCTTGTTACCTCATCTCCTAGTTGTCCAGATGCTTGATTGCCAGTAACAGCAACTACAGATGTTCCAGTTTGTGTTGAATTAGTTTGAGTGGCAATAAATTCATTTTTATACATTCGTAGATCACTACGAATTGTTCCAGTAAAAGCATCACCAGATTGAAACTGAGTAGAACCATCGTCTGAATCACCACCAGCAATAGAGCCATTGGACGTACCAAAAGCACCATTAGCAGAACCAGCCCAAGAACCTAAAGAACTGCCGTCAGACGTTGTTCCTTCTGAAACAAGTTGTCCGTCTATATATATTTCTAGTTTACCAGCACTTACATCTATTGCCCAAACAACTGTATGAGTATTTCCATCAAAAAATTGAGGTAAAGTTGATACTGCTACTTGTGTTATAGCACGATTATTGGTAGCAGTATTACCACCATCTGTTCCAGATCCTGCTCTAAATCTTAAAAAGTAAGCACCACTTTGTTCTGATATACCAAACCAAACTCCAGTTCCAGTGCCTCCAAGTTCCCAAATACAAGAGGCTTTTGAAAAAGAAGAAGGCAGATCCATTTCTGCTGCAAGAACAATATCTTGTGCTCTTTCAGTGGTTGTGATGTCCTCAAGGTCTGAGCCACTACTTATTACTTGCCCATCGTTGACAAAGCCATCTACAGTCAAGCCAAATTCTTGACTGAATGATGTAGCCATAAGGCTATCTCTAAAGTCAATAACAGCACTAGCTCCAGCAGCAACTGTCTCACTGCCTAATGCAGTAGTGCCAGCAACACCTGTAACTTCAACGGCTAGAGGAGCATTCCATGCTCCTTCACCCCATGTGCCTCGACCCCAACCAGTAATGTTCGCCATTGGTTAGCCTTTTGTTAGGCTATTCTAATAATAGCGTTTGATGCGTCTGCTGTTGGAAATTGAATTGTAAAAGTGCCTGCTGTAGATGTTTTATTAGATGTAAAATCTAAAACAGCAACTGCTTTATTACTGTCAGAACTATTATATATTAACGCTCCCATCGCAGTAATTGTTGCAGTGGTAAAACTTAAATCAGCAAAATCTGTAAATGCAGTTGTACCAGAAGTAGTTGGATCCACTCTTGTCAAAGAGCCACCACCTGTTGCATAAGTACCACTTGAAGCAACTTCACCAGTTGTAACAAGTGCAGTTGTTGATGCTCCTAATGTTGCAGTTGTTGATGATTTTCCACCACTTCCCTCTGCGAAAAGTGCTAGTTTAAAGGTGTCTCCACCAGAGTTTTTAAAATTGTGTACACCTTCTAACAACTCTTTCTTGAAGGAAGTACACATTGCTTGTGCTATAGCCATATTAGAGTCTCCTTATATATTCAGCCATTTCCTTGTGACCACTTGATCGCAAGGCTTGAATTATAGTACCACGTTCCTCTTTTCTTGCCAAGAGAAGATAATGATGGATTATTCCTTTGAGTTGCTCTTTAAATAATTTGGCTTGCTCTTTTAAATGTGGGGGTGCATTTTCTGATACGCTTGCAATTTTTTCTACGGCTAAATCTGCTATTTGTTCATTGCTCAAACCTCCTTGTTCTGAGGTTTTTACAACTACACTGCCTAGTTGTGATACATTTACGTTAAACATCTTTTTTCTCCTCGTAAGTTACTCCAGGTATATCCTCTCTTCCAATAATATTTGGTGTTGCATCTAATGGCTCTGGTGGTTCTAATTTAGATTTTCTTGTAATAAGCATACTTCCATTTGTTGCACTAGATACAAGCGGATCATCTAGTCTATGATATCCATATAACTTTTGATCTTCTGGTACGTTCATATCAAGTAAAGATGAATTGTGTGCAATGTTTACTTTGATACCCTTGGATATGGCAATGGCTAACCAAAACTCACAACAAGCCCTACCCGCTTCTGCAAAGTTGATCGCCTTGTGAGTAAAATCAATTCCATATAAATGTAAATCTGTAACTTTTTGCGATATAGCATATGCAAACGAATAGGCTACAGTGTTATTTAGATAAGCGTATCCAGTCTTTTGCAAGACCTCTTGTAATGGAAACTCAACGACATCTGGACATCTTTTATCTAAAGTACAACTAAAAATAGGTACATTTATTTTTTGTCTTAACCTATCTGCCATTATATTCGTTTGCTTACCAGCATTAGGCGTATCTAAAAATCTTGATGGTGGGTCCATCATAAAACATTTATCGTGATAAATAACAGCAGACATAGAGTTTATTGCCCAAACCTCATCAAACTTTTCACTTCTTATCTTGGCTAAAATATATTCGGAAAAACTATTGCCTAAACCAACAATAGCTACGCTTTTAATTTTTTTCATGTTGCTACCTTCTTATTGTTTTGGGATTCTTACTAAGCCCTCCCTATAAGCATCTGTGTTTTCTTGTGCTTCTCCATAGATTTTTAATCTGGCCATAGCTTCAGTAAATCTTGCTGTATAAAGTTGTATTAAATCATTTTCACCCTTCATAAATGTATAAGCTTCAACTAAACAAGCGTACAGCAAAGCATCTGGTGCGTTTGTGCTTATCCAAGTGGTTCCTGAATTATCTGTAGTTAATGATGCTGGTCTATAATAATAATGTAATTCAACACTATAATCTGAATCTGGAGTAGGTGCTACTATAAAATTATCAACATCAAATGAAGAATAAAATCTCGGAGAGCCAGTTGTGCTAGGATTAGGAGTAAATTCTTGAATGTAATTCACATCTTTTTGTAAAAGAAACACATTCTGACTGCTTGAGTTAACATAAGACAATGAAAAGGTTGCTAAGTAATCACTTGGCTTTTGTAAAAATTTATTTCCACTTGTCATTCCACCCGTTACATTTTTTCTAAAAAAATCAAGATCAACAGTTTTGAAAATTCTTTCCTCTGCATTTTTTATAAAAAAAGGTATTTCTGCTACAAAAGTAGATTCATCATTTTGGGTCCATTCTTGTATAGACGAAGTTAATGTTGTAAGTGTAAAACTCATGACGTGCTCACTGTTACTGTTCCAACTGAAGCGGTGGCGCTAAATGCTGTTAACAAAGTTCCTAAATTACCTAATCCAGTATTAGTGTACAGTGTAAACTTTTTATTGTCGTCTTTAGTGTCAGGCCTTGCATCTCTTATTGCCTCAGCATCAGGTGTTGATCTTACTGGTTCAAGTTGTGGGTGTTTTTCCTCATACTCGTCTTTGCCCACTATGGAACCATTCCATTCTTTTCTTGTATCTTTTAATCGATACCTAAATCCAGACCTGTCAGATATTCTATAAGCATATTTACCACTAGCAAAAGGCATTATCCCACCTTATAATAATCAAGTTTTGGTGATACATTAAATGCTGACCTATCTCTATCTTCTGCCATTGCTCTTTCAAATTCTTCTTCATATACATTTTTTAATAATTGGATTCTGTCAGGTGCTCTTTTCATAGCTATGTAATAAGCTAGTCCAGCTGTTAAACAAGGAATAAATCTAAAAGGTATCTCCATAGTATTAACTTGCGTATCTGCGTCTTGTATTCGTGTTAAAGCATCAAATACAATAACATCTGTGCTGTTTTCTGGTGTTGGATATAGTTTTAAATTAGGTGTTATTTGCCTATCTAAAAAATATTGTGTCGGTCTACTTGTAGATGTTTTGTTTGGTAAGTTTATAAAAGTATCTCTACTTATTCTAGTCATGCTAAAATCTGTACCATCTCTTCTTACAACCAATGATAATATATCGATAATATCAGTCGATAAGCTATACTCTGAATCATTAGCTGTCAAAGCTTGAGTTCTTTGCTCAATAGTCCATTGATTAAGGCCACGATTTGCCCACTCCGCAAGCATAATATTCATAGAACGCCTGGCAGTTTGCAAATCATAACCAGTTTTAGCTTCTAAGCCACATCTCTCAAAAGCTTCTTCAATGTACTCAGCTACATCTAAATTAAAGTCAGTAGAGCTCGAGGTGGTCATTAGGCTTTACCACCTTTTTTCATCTTCTTCATAGCCATACCACCACCACGCATTTTCTTTGGTTTCATAGCCATGCCACCGCCTCTCATCTTTTTGACTTTGCCGCCTTCCATCATTTTAGCAGCTTTAGCTAAATCTTTAGACATAGCCATCATTTTTCTAGGACTCATTGCCATACTTCACTCCTTTTAAGATTGTTATAGTATTGTTGTCTTTGCTCATAAATATCTTCAACATTGTATTCATTATAATATTTATCATAATAACCAAGTTTCTTCAATTTATTTGCACTTTCTTGTAGCTTTGTTAATCGTTGTACGAATATCAAAGCATATTCTTCCTTTACGAGATTTGTAAACGTGCCATCATCTATGAGCTCATTTACATCATCGTCAGGGTGGAATCCCATTAGCCAAATATCTTTTTGTTTATATTTGCCTTGTTGAATTTTTTCATTTGTGTTGCTTAAATGTTTATGAAATTTTTGATTATTTTCAAAGCACATATCAACAATAATTATTAAGTCTTTGTTGTCTTTGAAACAATCTATTAAAGTATCTAAGCAATAATATGAACTGGTGTTTTTAAATGCAAAACTTACTTTTTTGTCTTTCCATGCTGTCTTAGCAAAAGGACAAGATGGAAGGTTATTATAATTTTTGTTTGGTTTTTCTAATGCAAATCTTGACCACTCACGAATTTCTTCACAAATTTGATCTTCAAGATTTTTGTAATCATCCATTACTTTTTCTTTCTACGCCTAGCGGCCGCCACTCTTCTTGGCTTACCTGCTGGTTGCCCTAATCTTTTCTTTTGTGCGATACGTTTTCTTTTTTCTGAGGCAGACATTTCCGAAACAGTTTTCGGAGTTTTCTTGCTAATCCTTTTACTTGGACGACAATAAGGCGTGCCACGTTTTTCACCCTTTTGACGACCACATTTTTTACCTGTCCTAACATCTTTCCAGTCCTCCTTAAACCAACGCTTGAGAGCTAAACCAGCTTTTGTTTTTCTAACAGCCATTATCTAAACTTTGTTACTTTTCTTCTATTGCTCATAACTGCACCACAACCCCTTGCAATATTAGGATTTTTAGATGGTCGTTTGACTTTACCCTTTGACACATTTCCGCCATTTTTCATCTCAACTACACCACCCATAGCTTTTTTCTTAGCCTTTTTACCACCTTTGCCATAGTTTGCTGCACCCACCTTACGGCATTTTGCAATAGCTCCTGAAGCATAAGCTGACGGAAAAACCCTATATCTAGCTTTTACTTTATGATAACAAGCGTCTTTAGGCATAATTTATCTCCTTTTTAACTTCCAGCAATTGCACATCCATTCTTTTTTTTTGCATCTTAAACATACTTTTACTGGCTCACCTCTTACTACTTCGCCTTTTTTTAGCGGCACAATGTG